ATAACAATTTTACCAGCGGCACATTTTTTGGAAACAATTCAAATGTCCGTTCTATTGCTTTTGGGACTGGCGTTATTAACGTTGTAAACAATAACGCTACTGTATGGGGTTTTAACACATCTACTATTTTTACCTATACAGGTTCAGGCACGGTCAATCTTACTTATTCCGGCGCTACTGGGACACGATCTATAGTTCACAGTGCTTCAGGAGGCGGCTCACAGGCCACATCGCTTAATTTTAATGTTACCGCCGGTACAGATACTGTTCAGGTATATTCATTTGTTAACAGTTTAAACTTTACTGGATTTTCAGGTATTTTCAGTAACTTAAACACAAGAACCATTTATGGCGATTTGACTTTTAGTGCCGGTATGACTTTTACCGGCACTACCACTTCAACTTTTGCTTCTGCATCTGGCACGCAAAAAATTACGACTGCCGCAAAAACTTTTGACTGTGGGCTGACATTTGCTGGCGCGGCGACTTATGAACTTCAAGATGCCCTGACCATGGGCAGCACTCGCACGCTGACACTTACCAGCGGTACGCTTGATCTTAAAAATTTAACGCTGACCACAGGACTCTTTAGTTCTTCAAACAGCAACGCCCGCGCAATTACTTTTGGTACGGGCAACATTACAATTACGGGAAATGCCGCAACAGTTTGGGCCGCTGGTAACGTGGCTAACTTTAGCTACACTGGCACGCCCACAATTAACTGCATATATTCTGGTTCAACAGGAACGCGAACCCTCAATGCTTCAACGACTAGCGGTTCTGAAGCAAACGCGCTTACATTTAACATTTCAGCCGGGTCTGATATTGTTACCTTTGGTAGCAATAACAACGTAAAAAATGTTAATTTCACGGGGTTTTCGGGCACGTTTTCCAATACTGCATTAAGTGTGTATGGGAACTACACGATTTCGTCTGGAATGACTGTTACCGCTGGCGCAAACGCCGTTACATTTGCAGCAACATCAGGCACACAGCAGATAACGACAAACGGAAAGACACTTGATATGCCGTTGACCTTTAACGGCATCGGCGGCACGTTTGCCTTCCAAGATGCGTTGACTCAAGGTGCAACCCGTGCGTTCACCGTTACCAACGGCACGGTGCAGCTCAAGGCCAGCGAAACCTCTACAGTCGGATCGTTTGTAACTTCTGGCACCAACCAGAAGTTTTTGCAAAGCACCACCTCTGAAACGCAGGCTACGTTGAGCCAAGCATCTGGCGTTGTGAACACCAGCTATTTGACCATTCAGGACATTTTTGCTACCGGCGGCGCGACTTGGAACTCGTTTTACAGCAACGGCAATCTTGACGGCGGCAACAACACCAACTGGATCTTTGGTGAAACGCCTGCATACGGCGCTGAGTATGAGTATAAACTTCGATCATTTACGGAACCGAGGAGATTTTGAATGGCAATGAACATCAAAGCAGTCACGACCTGCATGGGCTACCAACAGATCACCGATCTTAGCTCTGCGGTTGGTCTTACCGTGCCAGTGCTGGCACCAGACGGCTCGAACCAAAAGCCTACGTTTGCGCTCATTATTTGCGAAACCCAAGGCATCCGTTGGCGCGACGACGGCACTTCGCCTTCGTCTTCTGTAGGGATGATCTTGGCTGCTGGTGTGCCGTTGCAATACGATGGAGACTTGAACAAAATTAAGTTCATCCAACAAGCAGCCAGTGCAAAACTGAACGTAAGCTACTACTGCTAATTTGACAAGCGCCTTCTTAGCGCATAATCTAAGGACTGTACCGGTTCAGTAAACCGGGGTTCCAATGGAACATGACATGACTGAAGAAACCTTAGCGGTAGTTGACACCGCGTTAGCACCCGAAGCAACGGCTGTTTCGGACACTGCACCAATAGCGCCGGATAGTCAAGTTGATCAAGCCGAAGAACGAAAGTTCTCCCAGGCAGACATTGACTCAATGATTAGCAAACGCCTCGCAAGAGAGCAACGTAAGTGGGAAAGAGAACAAACGCAACGGGTTGCGGAAACGCAAATCGTCCACGCTGCACCAACGTCCACCGTTGACCAGTTTGAGTCGCCTGAAGCCTATGCGGAAGCATTGGCATACCAGAAGGCCGAAGAACTGATCGCCAAACGGGAAGCCGCCAAGCAGCAGTCGCAAGTTCTGGAAAGCTATCACGACCTAGAAGAAGTGGCGCGGGATAAGTACGACGACTTTGAACAAGTCGCCTACAATCCCAAGCTGCCGATCACTAACGTGATGGCGGAAACGATTCAGTCTTCGGACATTGGCCCCGAATTGGCTTATTACCTCGGGTCAAATCCAAAAGACGCGGAACGTATCTCACGCATGGCGCCGCTCGCGCAGGCAAAAGAGATCGGTAAAATTGAGGCCAAGCTGGCCGCAGAACCGCCGGTCAAGAGAACAACATCGGCTCCTATGCCTATTTCACCTGTCACCGCTCGGGCCTCTGGCTCGCCAGCTATGGACACTACGGATCCTCGGTCTATCAAGACCATGACGGCTTCGCAGTGGATTGAAGCTGATAGGGCGCGTCAGATGAAGAAGCTAGAAGCACAACGCTTCCGCTAACTTTTCTTTAGGAAATCACCATGAGTAATTCGATTCTTACCATCGACATGATCACGCGCAAGGCGCTTGAGATTCTCGAAAACAACCTGGTTCTCACGCGCAACGTGAACCGTCAGTACGACGACAGCTTTGCTGTTGAAGGTGCCAAGATCGGTTCGACCCTGCGTATTCGTCTGCCTGACCGCGCTCTGGTTACTGACGGTGCCGCCCTGCAAGTCCAGGACGACAACGAGCAGTTCACCACGCTGTCGGTTGCCAACCAAAAGCACATCGGCGTGAACTTCACGTCCGCTGAACTGACGATGCAGTTGGACGACTTTGCAGAACGTGTGCTCAAGCCACGTATCAGCCAGTTGGCCTCCAGCATTGATGCTGACGTTGCCAATGCGTACAAGTACATCGGCAACAGCGTCGGCACCCCCGGCACCGTTCCTTCGACTTCGTTGGTGCTGTTGCAAGCCCAGCAAAAGCTGAACGAAAACGCCGCCGTGATGTCGCCACGTTACGCTACCGTCAACCCTGCCGCTAACGCTGGTCTGGTTGAAGGCATGAAGGGTCTGTTCAATCCTACGGACACCATCAGCAAGCAGTTCAAGAACGGCATGATGGGCACTGGCGTGCTGGGCTTCGACGAGATCAATATGTCTCAGTCGATCAAGCAGCACACCACCGGCTCGCGTGACGCTTCGGCTGCCACGACCGTGAAGACCACCATTACGTCGGAAGGCGCTTCTAGCATCGTCCTGACGCAAGGTTCGGTCTCGACCACGATCAAGGCTGGCGACGTGTTTACGGTGGCTGATTGCTATGCAGTCAACCCGCAAACCCGTGAGTCCACCGGTTCGCTGTACCAGTTCGTTGCATTGGCTGACGCTACGGCAGTGACTGGCGACTGGACTGTGACCGTGTACCCGATCTACTCGGCCAACCACGCTCTGGCTACCGTTAACGCGCTGCCAGTGTCGGGCAAGACCGTTACGTTCCTTGGCGCTGCTTCAAGCCAGTTCGCTCAGAACTTGGTCTATCACAAGGACGCCATCACGTTCGCCACTGCTGACTTGTTGCTGCCGCAAGGTGTTGACATGGCTGCCCGTGCCGTTCACAACGGTATCAGCCTGCGCGTTGTTCGTCAGTACGACATCAACAACGACCGTATGCCTTGCCGTATTGACGTTCTGTACGGCTACAGCGCGATTCGTCCGCAAATGGCTGCTCGGATCTGGGGCTAAATTTAACGCCCCTTCGGGGGCGTTTTCTAAATCTTTTTAAGGAAAAATATCATGGCAATTCCTAATGGCGGTGGCGGTTATCAACTTGGTGATGGCAACCTCAACGAAATCGTACTGGGCTACGCCCCAGCCCCTGCAACCTACACGGCTAACGCAACCGCCGCTCTGACGGTTGCCGATCTGGAAGGCGGCATTATTCTGTACACGCAAACCAACGCTAACAATCTCCAGCTTCCGCTGGTGGCTGGCGTGGGCGGCGTGGACGCTGAGATCAGCAGCGCCAAGATCGGCAGCACGTTTGACTTTTACGTGATCTCCACCAGCACCGGTGTGGGCACGTTGACGGTCAACACTGGCTGGACTTTGGTCGGTTCTGGTCTGACCACCGCATCAGGCTTTGGCGCTCAATTCCGCGCTCGCAAGACTGGTGACGGCACCTACACCTGCTACCGCGTAGCGTAAAACAAACGGGGGCTTCGGCCCCCGCCTTTTGGAATTAACAAAGGAAAATCATGGCTAATACCAAAGCAATTGGCGTTGCATTTGCAGACCCCGAGTTTGAATCAGTGCAAGTGGGCACCGCTGGTGCTCCTATCGCGCTTACGTCTTCTGGCGTTCTGAATGGCTCCTACGCCACGACCAGCGCCGCTTCTGGCGACACCCGCTTGTCGTACCAGAAACTGACGTTCACCGGCGCTGGTGCTGGTGAAACCTCGCGTTCGTTTTCTATTGTGACCGGTGCACAAGGCGCAGGCCAGACCACGAACGGCTCGCACATCTCATGCGACATCAACACCGGCGGATCTATCTCCGGTGCAGCTAACGCCCTTCGCGCAACCCTTGGTGGCACGTCTACCAACCCAGGCGGAACGTTGGCAGCCATTCAAGCTGACTCCAATTTCGCTACCGGCGGAACTTGGACGAACGCTTCGTTTCTGAGGTTTACCAACTCAGGCACCGGCTTGGTTAGTTATCTGGCAAACGTTCCAACTACCGGCAGCGGCCTGCTGATGGCACCCCACACTACGCAAGTAATGACGGACTCCATTCGCATCGTCATGGCAGATGGCAGCGTGCGCTACATCATGTGTACGACCAGCAGCGCAAACCGCACTGGCGGCGCGTAACATGGTGATAACCAAGGAATTCTTGGTTAGCGAAATCGAAAGTCTTGAGCATGAAGCAGAAAAGGCTCGTACTTTTCTGATTCAAGCTCAAGCTACGGTAGCGGCCTATCAGATGCTGATTCGCAAGCTGGATGACGACCAACCAAATCAAGGTGCATAGTGGCTGTTATTTACCTCCAACACCCCCAGTACGGCACCAAGGTCGCCATTTCGGATTCTGAAGCCGATTACGATGAGCGCAACGGTTGGGCGCGGTACAATCCCAACGAACTTGAAGTAGCCGTCGTCAACGAGCTAGAAGTCAAGCGTAAGTACACACGTAGGGCTGTGGCCGAAGGAGTTTGACATGGCAGTTTACACGGCGGGCGATCAAATCAATCGCGCATTGCGCCTGCTCGGTGTGCTTGCCGAAGGTGAGACTTCATCGGCGTCTGTCATGCAAGACAGCCTGATGGCGCTCAACCAGATGATTGATTCGTGGAACACGGAGCGGCTGGCTGTCTTTTGCACTCAGGATCAAGTCTTTACTTGGCCTGCTGGCCAGTACATCCGCACACTTGGCCCAACCGGTAACTTTATTGGTCTGCGCCCCGTGTTGTTGGACGAGGCCACGTACTTCCGTGACCCAGGCACCAACGTGTCGTTTGGCATCAAGTTCATCAACCAGCAGCAGTACAACGGCATTGCGGTCAAGACCGTAACGTCTACGTACCCGCAGGTCTGCTTTGTGAACATGGGGTTCCCCGACATTACGATGTCAATCTACCCGCGCCCCACGCGGGACTTGGAATGGCACTTTATCTCTGTGCAAGAGCTGTCCAACCCAGCAACGCTGTCAACGGATCTGTTCTTCCCGCCGGGGTACTTGCGGGCGTTCACGTACAACTTGGCGATGGAGATCGCGCCTGAGTTTGGCGTCGAGCCTAGCCCGCAAGTGCAGCGTATTGCCATGACCAGCAAACGCAACCTCAAGCGCATCAACAACCCTGACGATGTGATGTCAATGCCTTACGCGATTGTGGCGACTCGACAGCGTTTTAACATTTACGCGGGAAATTACTAACATGACTACCATTGCTATCACGGCGCTGCCAGCAGCTACTTTTGCGGCTACAACCGACGTTTTGCCGATTGTCCAATCGGGCACGACCAAACAAGTTACCAACGCCACCTTGTTTACCAACGCAACGTTGGTTACGCCTGCGTTGGGGGTTGTCGCTAGCGGCAACATTAGCGCGTGTACCAGTACCAGCATGGTCATGGTGTCGCCTGTGCTTGGCACGCCTACAAGTGGCACTTTGACGAATTGCACGGGCACGGCGGCTGGGCTGACAGCAGGAAACGTCACCACCAACGCAAACCTGACTGGTGCTGTGACTTCGGTGGGCAACGCTACGTCGTTGGGATCGTTCACTTCTGCTCAACTGCTGGCAGCACTGACTGATGAAACCGGCACAGGTGCTAACGTATTTGCTACTACCCCAACGTTGGTTACGCCGGTTTTGGGCGTAGCCACCGGCACAAGTATTTCGTTGAGCGGTTTTAGTGCTGTCAGCGCCGCTGCTCCAACGATTGCAAGCGGGGCGACCATTGCGCCGACAACGCCGATTGTGTTTATCTCGGGAACGGCGGCGGTTGTCACCATCACGGCAGCAGCGCCCATTTCTACCGGCGGCGGCACGATCACGTTGATCCCAACCGGCGCGTTTACTTGGACAGCCGCAGGCAACATCGCTGTGCTTGGCACTGCCGTTGTAAGCCGTGCGCTCACGATGACCTACGATGTGACGACCACAAAATGGTATCCAAGTTACGTCTGACATGAAAACACCAATTCTTGGGTCAGCCTATGTTGCTCGCAGCGTCAACGCTGCGGACGCACGCATGGTCAATTTGTTCCCAGAAATTGTGCCAGAGGCGGGCAAAGAACCCGGGTTTCTAAACAGAGCGCCTGGGCTAGAGTTCCTACAGACAGTCGGCACTGGCCCTATTCGGGCGCTGTGGGCACACCAGACCAACGGCAGCGATTTCTACGTTGTGTCGGGCCAAGAGGTGTTCAAGCTGACCAGCCTTACCGCCACGCCTCAGTTTCTTGGCAATGTGTCGGGCGCGGGGCCGGTGTCTATTGCAGACAACGGGACGCAGATCTTTTTTGCCTGTAACGGCCCTAGCTTCATTTACAACGAAGTTACCAACGTATTCGCCCAGATTACAGACCCTGATTTTGCTGGCGCGGTGACGGTGGCGTACCTTGACGGGTACTTTGTGTTCAACCAGCCCAACAGCCAATTTATTTGGGTGACTCAGTTGCTGGACGGCACTTCTGTTGACCCGTTGGACTTTGCGTCTGCTGAAGGATCGCCAGACGGCGTGGTCGGCATCATTGCTGATCACCGTGAGCTATGGGTGTTTGGTACGGATTCGGTCGAGGTCTGGTACGACTCCGGCGCGGCTGACTTCCCGCTGCAACGCATCCAAGGCGCGTTCAATGAGATCGGGTGCGTCTCGGCGTACTCTATCGCCAAGTTGGACAACGGCCTGTTCTGGCTAGGCACCGACGCCCGAGGGCAAGGCATCGTCTACCGCGCCAATGGTTACACCGGGGTGCGCGTATCCACGCACGCCGTTGAGTACGCCATCGCCCAATACGGCAACATCTCTGACGCCATTGCCTATACTTATCAGCAAGAAGGCCACGCCTTTTATGTGCTGATCTTCCCTAGCGCCAACGCCACTTGGGTCTATGACGTATCCACCCAGGCATGGCATGAGCGAGCGGGGTTTGACAACGGCGAGTTCACGCGCCACCGCAGCAACTGCCAGTGCAATTTTGCTGGCAATACGGTGGTTGGCGATTTTCAAACTGGCAACATCTATTCGCTTAATCTGGACACCTACGCCGACAACGGCGAGATTCAGAAATGGCTACGGTCATGGCGGGCGTTGCCCACCGGCACAAACAACCTTAAGCGCACGGCGCAGCACAGCTTGCAGTTGGACTGCGAGTCTGGCGTTGGGTTGACGCTTTACCCTGCATACGCGGGCGGCGAAAACATCGACACTGAGGCCGGATTGAATCTTGTTGCCGAGTACAACCAAGTGTATTTGGCTACCCAATCAGGCGATATATTGACGACTGAGGCAGGGGACGATTTAACCCAATACGACTTGCCGGACGTTGACATCACCGGTTACGAGTTGGTGACCACAGCCTATCCTGCTGCCTCCGGCTATAACCCAGAGGCCATGCTGCGCTGGTCAGACGACGGCGGTCACACTTGGTCAAACGAGCACTGGTCTTCGATGGGCAAAATCGGAGC